CGATGGCCTTGTAGATGGCTTCCTTGCCCAGGTTGTTTTCGGCAAGTTGGTCGATGGCTCCGGCGGGGTTGATGACGAACAGGCCGCCACGTCCGGCGGGAATGACCATCATGCCCTGAATTGGCTTGCCGTTGTATTCGGTCGCCACGGCGTAATCCACCACGCCGTCGAAGGCTTCCAGGCGCTTGGCGAGCCAGGCGGCACCCACAATCTTCCTGTTGGCGGCGTTCTTGGCCTCCTGCGTCTTGGCGGCGGCCTTCTCGGCCTTGGCCTTGGCCGTGTAGTCGGCAATGGCGGCCTTGGCCTTGGCTAGGGGCGTGACTGGGGCGGGCGGTTCGGACACGGCTTGTCCGGCTTGGGACACGGGCTGTCCTGGCTCGCGGGCGGCTTTCTCTCGGGCCGTCATGTCGGCAAGCCCGGCCTTGAACTCGTCCAGGCTCATTTCCTGGATGCCACCGAAGCCTTGCCAGTCGGCGGTGTAGTTGGCCCGGTAGGCCTGTTCGGCCTCGGCGGCGGTGCCGTAGCCGATGATGGTCTTGAACTCGTCGAATTTGCCCGTTTTTGGATCGTTCTGAGTCACCACAAACACAGGCCCGGCATAGTCTTCGGGAGTGCCCGGCTTAATGAACACGTCGACCTGTTCGCCCGTGTTGTCCACGGTGCCCTTGATGTAGCCGTAATGGTCGGACAACGCGCCCCATTCCGGGCGGCGTTTGGTGCCTGCCTCGTTCTCAATGGAGATGTCGAGGCCGCCGATCTTGGCATGGCCTTTCTTGTAGTTGCCAGCCTCTTTCTGGGCCTCGCTAGGCTCCGGCGCAGGGCTGGCCGGGCTTGTGGCGGCCTGGGCGGCGGCTTCGTCCACGGGGGCGGGCGGGGCCTCCTGCCGGGCCGTGACTTGGCTGGCGGGCACGGCCTGGTCCTTCTTGCGGGCCGCCTTGGCCTTCTGGGCAGGCGTGGCACGGGCTGCCTGGGCTGGCGTCAGGCCTCCGCCTGCTGCTGGCTCAGGCTCAGGAGCCGTTTCTTGTGCCGGTGCTGGCGGTTGTTCTGGCACCACTCGCACGGTTGGTTCGGGTGGCACGACGGACTCGGCCCGTGTGGATACAGTTTCCACCGTGGCGCTTTCTTCTGGTCGAACTGCTTCTGGCGCTGGGCTCGACTCAGGTGGCGGCGGTCCTTGCTCATTGGCGGGGGTGGGCTCGGGTGTCGGCGCTGGTGCCTCGCCAGCCGTTGCGGGCTGCACAGGCATTTCAGCGGCCATTTCCGCATTGGAGCCTGTGATGGTTTGCGAGGACTTGGGTGCTTCTGTCGCGCCAGAAATGGTTGCAGGCGGGGGAATCGAACCCCCTTCTGTTGGTAATGAGCCAACCGACTTAGCCGGTAGTCCAGCCTGCGATTGAGATTCTGCGGCCTTCTCCTTGGCCTGTCCAGCCTTTTTCTTGGCGGCTGGCTTGGCCTCGGCCTCGTCGATCTGGGCCTTGCGCTCGGCCTCGTCCAGGCGGATTTGCCGGGCAAGCAGGGGCTGGCCTTCGTCGTCCAGCCATTCGGCGGCCTCGTTGCGGATGACGAGCTTGCCCTTGTAGGTTTCCACAAGGGGCGTGGTCTTGGGGGCCGGGATGATCTTGCCGTCTTTGCTGACGAACCCCAGGGCCTCGCGTTCGCGGGCGTCCAGGCTTTCCAGGCTTGCGCCCTGGGCCACTTTGACGAGGCCGGAGGCGGCGGCCCGGGAAACGTCCTCGGTGGTGCGGTTGGTGCGCTTCACCGTGTCCGCCACGGCCTGCGGCAGCATGGCCTCGCCTGTTGGCGTGAAGGCCTTGATTGCGCCAGCGATGTCGCCTGTTTGGGCAGGCTGGCTGATCTGGGCGGGGGCCACTGTGCCGGGCGTGGGGGCCGGGCCTGCTTGGGCCTGGGGCTGGGCTGGTGCGGCTGGCGCGTTGCGGTCGAGGTAGCCACGCAAACCGGAGGCACCGCCGCCAAGAACGCCGCCGACAAGGCCCGCCTCGGTGGCTTCGGCGAACACCTGTTCCAAGGGCTTGTTTGGGTCGTAGGTGAGCTGGGCAATGATGCCTTGCATCATCTGGTCGGCCCATTCTTCGGCGGCTTCATCGCTCACACCTTCGCCGATCTGGGCCATGATGCCGCGCTTGATGGCGGCTCGGCCAAGGGCTTGCCCTCCTGGGCGAAGCAGGCTTTCCACGCCTCCCGATCCCAGGGCGGTGAGCACGCCAGTGGCAAGGCCGGAGGCGATGGCCGGGGCGGCCGCTTTAGCCTTGGCTTCTTCCTGGCTCAGGCCTTGCTGCATGTAGGCGTCCACGGCGTCCACGAATGTCCCGCCACCGCTTTGGGCGGCTGCGTCGATGGCGGAGGCCCCCAGGGCGGCGGCTCCTGCGCCAAGCACACGGCCAGCCACGCCGCCGGCGGCCAAGCTCTCCATGACGGAAGGCACGCCGCCTGCCACGCTTGCCATGAATCGGCCCGCCATGTTGGTGCCCTTGCCTGCCTCGCCTGCTGCGGTCTGGTAGGCCTGGGCGCGATCCTGCCAGTAGCGGGCGTATTCCAGGGCGGTGTCGGAGCCTGTCAGGCCTGCGATTGCGCCAAGCCAGCCGGACGGCAGGCCAGCGGTGGAGCCCAGGAACTTCATCACGGCGGCATTCAGCGCCCCGCCTTCCTTCATGGAGGCGTTGAACTGCTCCATGCGTTCCACGTCGTTCCCCTTGGTGTTCTCGTCCAGCCACTCGGCGAACGAGGAGTTTTTGCGCAGGTTCTTCAGAGCCTCGGCGGCCACTGGCCCGGCAAGCTCGGCCCTCATGGCCTTGGCGCGGGCCTTGGCCTCGGGCGTGGTTTCGGCCTCGTCAACGGCGGCGTCGTAGGCCTGCGGGTCGAGGAGCAAGCCGGGATTCACCGTCACGTTGCCGTCTGGCAGCACGCGGGCTTTCTCGTCCAGCGGCTTCCCGGTGGTGGTGTCGATGCGCGGATTGCTCCAGTCGAGCTGCCGGAACGTCTGCAAAGCCTCGCGGGCCTGCTTCGGGTCCAGCCCGGCCTTCTTGGCCTCGGCGTCGAGGATGCCATAGTCATTCATCCCCCGGTAGTCGTCCGTGTAGTGGAAGTTGTCCTTGGCCCAGTTGTAGAGGGGCTTGGCCTTCTCCATCACGGCGGCTTTTTCGGTGGCGACCTGGAACTGCTCCTGGGCGGCCTTGTTCCGGCGGTCGATCTCCGCCCCTGCGGCGGCCAGGACTTCCCGGCGATCCTGCGAGGCTTTGAGCGAGCCCTGGGCCGATGTCACGGCCTCGGCGTTCCAGTCGTCGTAATCGGCCATTTCGGCCTCAAACTGGGCCTGCTCGGCGTCGAGTGCCTGCCTTTGCTCCAGGCTAAGGCCCTGGGCCTCGGCAGCCTGCCGTTCGGCCATGAACGCGGCGTGCTTCTGCTCCAGGTCGGCCCGGCCCTTGGCGACAAGTTCAAGCGTTCCCTGGGCTTCCGTCTCCTGCTCGGTGATGATGTCGGCCTGCGCCTTGGCCTCGGCGGCAAGGTCGGCGTCCGGCAGTTCGGCGAGGCTGGCGGCCTTGCCTGCCTTCCAGGCGTCGGGGTCGAGCATCTGTTCTTTCAGGTCGAGGGCGCGGAGCTTGAGTTCCTTGGCTTTTTCCTCGGCATCCTTGGCGGGCTTCACTTTGTCGCGCAAAGAAAGGTAGCTCTGGGCCGTGGCTTTGGCGGCGTTCTGATCTTCGTCCTCGCTGTCGGGGGCGTTCGCCAGTTCCTCGGCGGCGGTGTCGAGGTCTTTGTCTGCGGCGAAGCCTTCCAAAGAAGAAACGGCGGCATCGTAGGCGGCGGCCTCTTCCGGGCTGACTTTGGGAGTGGTCAAACTCAGGCGGTCGGCGTCGATGTCGAGCTTGTCGGCCTGGGCCTTCAGCTTCTTCACGGCGGCGGCCTCGGCCAGCTTGTCGGCCTTCTCCTGCTTAGCCTTGGCCCATTCCTCGTCACTTTGAGTTGGCACCGGGCGGCCTGCCACGCGGTCCCAGTTGTAGGGGCGCTTTTCCTGGGCGTATTGCAGGCGCAGGTTCTCGGCCTCGCGCTTGGCGGCCTGCTCCTTGGCCTTGGCTTCGGCCTCGGGGTCGGCTCCGATCTCGCGTTCGCCGACTCCTGGCACCACGGCAAACAGTTTTCCGCCTCGGGCAACCTTGCGGGCCGTCTCAAACGCGGAGCGCAGGCCTGTCGGCTTGGCAGGGTCGGCCTGGAACGGCTCACCTGTGGCAGGATCAACAAACAGGTTAGAGCGTCCCGGCACCTTGACGATCTGGCCCGACTGCGTGGCTGGCCTGACGTAGCTGCCGTCCGGCAGTTTCACCTTGTCGATCACTTCTCCCGTCTCTAGGACGCCAGCCTCTTCTTCGCTTTTGCTGGTGCGCGGAGCGGCCCGGCCTGCCACACGGCTTTGGCCGGCTCCGGCGAAGGACAAGGCTGCCGGGTAGTTGCCGGGAGTTTCGGCGAATTGCTGGAGGCGGCGAGGGTTGCGGAGGAGCGAGGCGAGGCCGTTGGACATTCGGCATTTTTAGCCCTAGCGTCCTCATACGTCAATCCTACTTTCACGGCTCCTGTGCAAACGCAGGAGCCCGACCAAAGCTCTTTGCCCCACCGATCCCAGCAGGTCTGGCAGATTGGCCGGGCCATGGCTACTTGGCGGAGGCGGCAAGGCGTTTCTTGGCCTCGGGGTCGCCCGTCAGCCATTTACCAACTCCGCCGTAGAACTTGCGGCCCTTTTCGACTTCGTTGCCAATGTAGGTTCCAAGCCTGGAATACGAGCCTCCCACGGTGCGCTTGGCAGCCTTGGCGGCGGCGGCAATGCCTGATCCTGCCCGGCTTGCCAGGATTCCGGCACCTTGGGCCATCTTGACCGGGCCAGGAGTGGCAGCGGCGATGTCGCGTTTGCGCTCGGCCTCGCGGGCAATCCTGTTTTCTTCCGCCTGCTTGGCGTCAGCTTCAATTTTCCATCTTCCTATTTCTATATCTCTTTCCAAGTTTCCACGGCTGGTTGCCAGATGCTCGGCAATCATGCGCTTGGCGTTGGCGATGCGCTCTTGGCCTTCTTCGGAAGCTGTTTTTGCCACCGGGGCGGGCTTGGTCTCCGACTTCTTGGCGGGGGCAGGCGCAGGCTTGGCTGGGCTGGCGTGGTCGGCAGGCTTGGGCTTGGCGGCCACCTGCCGGGCGGGCTCGGGTGCTGGCTTTGGGGTCTCGGGCTTTGCAGGCTTGGCGGGCGTTGGCTTGTAATTGTAAGTGCGTCCGCTGGGGCCTCTGACAATCTGGCCTTTGGCGTCGTAATCGGGCATGGCTTGGCCTTGCGCCCTTTGCACTGCCTCCCTTGCTCCAGTTTCGTCGAATTGGCCTTTTGCCTGCCTCTCTTTAGCGGCGCGAATCCATTCTGCGGCGGGTTTATTTTCAATCGTAGCCATTAGGGGAGAGTGTGAAGTGTTACTTGATGACAAGCGTTCCTCGCCTACGGGCTTGGCGGGCCATATTGATAAGGCCGGTCGGCGAGGCCATGCCCACGATGTCGGCAACGCGCTGATCGGCGGGGCGCTGGTAGTTCAAGGGAGTCGAGCGGACGGGCTTAGGCGGCACATACTGGTATGGCTTGGCGTTGTCGCCTGCATAGCCGACGTTCACGCCTTTGCTAATGTTCCCGGCGGCATCCATCTGGTATTCGTTCTGCCCGTTCTGATTGTAGGCTTCCCTGGTGGCGTCAAACGTGCCTGCGGCCTTGGCCTCGGCGACACGCTGGGCACGCTGGCGGGCAAAGCGCAGGCTTGGGTTCCAGCCATCGGCAATGCGCTGGTTGGCCCTTGCTCGGGCCTCGTCGGCCCCGCCCTGGACGGCCCGGCTGTAACCGAGAATCTGGCGGCGGCCCCTGGCGTTGTATCCTTCTGCGTCGTAACGTGCCATTGTGGTGAGGTGGTGGAATGATTAGCGCAGGCGCTTCGGCTTCATCAGCATCGACTGCCCGGCGGCGGCTGGTTTCAGCATGTCGATCTGTTGTTGCGCGGCGAACACTTCCGGGTTGGCGGCAACCCTGGCCGTGGCTAGGCCCTGCTGGGCTTTCCGGCGGGCGGCGGCGTTGGCTGCGGCCAAGCCTCCGGTTGCCTGGTTCAGGCTGATCCCACGGCGGCCCATGCCTCCCCTGGCAATGCCTCCGCCAGGTGCCCGGCGGCCTCCGGCCTGGCTCATGGCGGTCTGGAAGGCGGCCTGCCCGGCGGCTCGGTTCTGCTCGGCCTCGTAGTTCTGTGCGTCGGCCTCGACTTCGGCGTTGGCGAGGTTCTGCTGCGTGCTGACCGTTTTTTGAAGCTGGCCGATCATGCGTTCCCGCTGCTTGGCCTGGATGGCGGCCCCGCGCTCCGAACCCACGTCGTAGTAGCTGTTTGTTTCCGGGTCCCAGACTTGGACGCCGCTGCCGCCGGTAGATGCCCAGGTATTCATTATTTCATGGAGAGGTAAGGTGGAGGTTGAACGCTAGAACAGTTTTCGCCGCCCCTGCTCAAATGGCAAGCCTGAATTTTCGGCAATGGCGTCCCTTGTGTAGCCGTCGCCCTCCCACCTAGCGCCCGATCCTGCCCCTGGCCTCATGGCCGGCGCTGCAAGGCCCAGCGTCCAGACGCCTAGGGCGGCCACGTCCAGCCATTGCGTGCCGTAGCCGGTCAGCACCTCAAACCCGCCCGATTCCGTGGCCGTGACGCCGGACATCTGCCGGAGCGTGGTCGGGCACCAAAGATCGGCCCCGCCATCGCGCCAGAGGCTTTGCAGCACGGCCCAGGCCTGCGCTCGTTCTTCGTTACCGAATTCATGGCCCGGCTTGCGGATGGCCGTTGCCTGCCCTACCCGGCGCTCGGCCAGGCTCTGCTGACGGGCTGCCACGCCAACGCCCTGTTCTCGCAAGCGTTCAACGGCCCCGGGAATGCTGGTGATGTCGGCAACCACAGGGCACAGGCCGTAGTAGGTCGAGGCCATGGCGGCCCAGGCCAGCACCTTGTCTTGGTTGATCCCGGCTTCATCGACGCAGGCGGCCACCATCCTGGCCGGGCGCTCTGCGTTGGCGCTAGCCTCCCAGCCTGACGCCCGCCAGACGGCCACGGCCCCGTTGGTGACGGCCACAAGGTAGCGCGGGCCGTGCAAGGGCGTTTCCCATACGCGGAGCCAGCCTGCCGGGTCTTGCCGGGAGGCCACATGCGCCCAGGTCGTGCCTTGCCGGTCCAGGGCCATGAGCGTGGGCTGGTGGTCGATGATGCCCGCCGTGGCGGCCTGGAGGTGGCTAGAGTCAAAGTAGAGGTTTGCCATGATGCCGTTGGAGGTGTGGGGGAGGTGGCCGATGAGTGCCGATTCGGCTAGATACCTGGAGCTGTCCGCCCCGTGTGAGTGCTGGTCGTGAACGATTTCGTCTGTGAACACTTCGGGATTGTTGGTGTCCGGCTTGCGGCGGTAGAGGCTGGCCGATTCGATCCACTTGGCGCATTTCTTTTCATCCACCCTGACCGTGGTGGAGAGCATGAGGTTGAACTTGTTGATACCAAGCCAGATGTTGTTGGTTCGTGGCAGAATGACCACGCGGCCCTGAATGCCCTGCTTTTTAAGCTCGTCCTCGAATTCTTTCTGGTAGCTGACGCCGTTCCTTTGCCGGGCGGCGGCGTCGTGCGGCAGGTAGAAGGTGCCGTATCGGTAGCCTTTGGCGGCCATGTGCCGGAGCCTGTCGGGCAGGTCGTATTGAAGGCCGATATCGTAATCAATCAAGTGCTGGAATCCAGCGACGTGCTGGACATAGAGGCAGGCCGTGTTGTCGGGCGCTCCAAGGTCAAAGAAGCAGTCCACTTCCAGGCTGTTGTCGTGCTGCACCTCGCAAATCCGGCGCTCTTTCTTGGCCCGGGCCAGGGCCTCTGCCCAAACGGCCCCCTTGACCGGACTTGACCACGTTTCATGCAGGTCTGTCGGATACTGGCCTTTCACGAACACGCCCAGGGTATCGGCCTGGATTTGATACCAGAGCCGCTGTTCGTTGTCGAAAGTGACGCCCAGGGCCTTTTCCTTCTCGGCAAAGTAGTCGTGCGTGTCCTGGCGGATCAGGCTTGGACTGCCTTTCTCGCGGTAACTGGCTTTTTTCCACCACGGGAAGAACATCACCACAGGCGTCTTGGGTGATCGAAGCTCGCGGGGCAGCGGCTCGTCTTTGTAGTCCAGGCCCAGTTTGGCGAGGTGCCAGACTTCGCCGTGCTTGCCGCCGTGAACGGTCGTTTCCACCACGCGCACGCCCTGCTCGCCTGCGGGCCAGCCAGCCGTCAGGATGTCGGCCGAGCGCTGCGGGTAGCGGGCGGCGATTTCCCACCACTCCGAAATGTGCGTGAACTGGAACGTGCCGCCTCGGGGCGTCTCCCCGGCAATGTAGGTGCTGTATGGCTTGCCGTCCGGCCCCTCGGCCTGACCGGCCAGGCTTAGCGGGCCTAGGCTGAACTCGCCGGTCTGGAGGCTTTTGGTCTTGATGAAGTATTGGCTTTTCAGCAGTGGGTCGAGGTGATCCCAAGCAAAAATGACCTTCTCGCGGAGCTTCTTCTTGGCGTTGATTGAGTTGTAGTCGATCAAGATGGCCTCAACGGAGGTTCCAAAAAGGATGGTGTCCAGTGAGATGAGGCAAAGCAGGGTGCTGACGCCGAGCTGGCGGGCCTTTAAGATGACAATGGTTTTTGCTCCATAGATGTAAATCTCGCGGATTACCTCCATTTGCTCATCATTCGGCCTGAACGGCATGGGCTTTCCCTCCTCAGAGCGAATCGTGTAGATGTTGCACAACCGCCATATCGGATCGGCCAGCAAAGACCAGTCACCCTGTTTCTCCGCGCTATACTTGCAATCGGCCAAGGCCGCCGTGTCCAGGCTGGCGGCCTCGGGCTTGGCCTTGGCGGGCGGGCGGCGTGGCTTGGCGGCGGGCATTAGGCTTTGAAGATGCTGTAAAGACCTAGGAGGAATAGGACTAGCGTGCCGATCACCGTCACGATAGCCCAAGCCTTCTCATCATCGTGATAGTTCAAGCGAGCCCGCAAGGTGCCATAGTAGAGCATTCCAAGGAAGTAGATAACACAGGGGAGCATGTGCATAACATCAGTCAGGGCAGTTTTTGTCCAGTTCCAGCGGGGCGGGCGGCCTATCGTCGATGAGCGTCCCAGCCTTCTTGGCGTCCAGCAGGATATTCAGGCTGGCGATGGCGTGGGCAAGCGGGCTTTGGCCTGATTCCGGCTCTGCGTCGAGCCTGTCCTGATACTCCTCAATGTGGCGAAGGGCGGCGTGAATGTAGGTCGAGGCCAGCACCTTTGTCTCGCGCCAGTTCCAGGCCCCGTATTTCCTGGCCCCCAGGCCATGCACGATGGCGGCCTGCCTCATGGCCTCGGGCGGGATCAGGCCGAGCGGAGGCTTGGCGGCCCCGGCCTGGCCTTTGGGGTCGGCGGAGGCGGGCGGTGAGATGTCGGGTGTCATGGTGGCGTGATCGGTTGTTGCGCGTTACTCTCCGGTAGCAAGGCCCATGGGCGTGGCGACCATGGCAAACCATCCGGGCTTGGCAGGGTGGGGGCCGTATTCGGCGAGGGCCTGGAACTTGGCCGAAAAAGCGGCCTTGAGGCCTGTCACAATGTCGGGATGCACCTCGCCTGGAAACTCCATGCCGCACATGCCGCGCAGGTCGAGGTCTTGGCGGATGTCCTGGGCCTTGGCGTCCAGGCTGGCCTCAATCTCGGCCAGGGCAATCGCCGGATCGTTGGACATGTCCTGCATTTCGACCTTGGGCATAATGAGCGGCCGGGCCTGGGCCTCCTGGCCGATCACGGGCTGGTGGACGGGCGCGGCCTGGGTTTGAATGCGGGACACGCACCAGTTGAGCACTTTCTTGGTCAGGCCGGGGATGCGGCTACCCTCGCCCTTGTCCCAAAGGTAGCGGCTGAACGGGCAGGCAGCGTAAACGGGATGCTCCTCAAACCCCTCATTCGCGGCGAACCTGGGCACTGGCCAGTTCCAGGCGGCGGCCAGCGGGGCGGGCATGTCCAGGGCCACGATGGGCACGGCCGGGCCGTCCGGCTCCACGGGCAGCGCCAGGAGGATGCTGGGCAGGCGGCCGTCAAGACAGGCCCGCATGAATCCGTCCTCCAGCATGGTCTGCTTCTGCGCGGCTCTTTCGCCGGCGACGGTCAGGGCCAGCTTGCGCGGGATCGCCATGAATGATGGCGGTTTTCCTGTTTTGGCGCGAAGCTGGCGGGCCAGGGTTGCCAGCACCTCCATCATGGGAGTGTCGCCGGGAAGGGGCGCGAATGCCTCAGGCTCAGGAATGGCGGCGGGCGTGTCGGGTGTGGTGTCGTCGGTCATGGTTTCGCTAATCCTAGCCCAGGCCCGGCCTCCTGGCAAGCAAAAGCCCCGCCGGGCGCGAGGCCAGGCGGGGCTAGGTTGAGCCGGGCCAGCTTTGGCGGTACCCCACCTGCGGCTCACAGGCGTTATGAGAGGGTATGCCAAAGGAACCCCGGCACCGACTCGGGAGACAAGGCTGGCTGGTCCCGGCCTGCCTCGGTAGGCTGGCCCCCAGGCTGTCGAAATCAGCAGCCTGGGCCGTGGAAATTGAAGTGCCCATGCCATGGAGGCCTCACCGTGAAGGGCTGTCACGATCCGGTTCTGTCTCTGCCACCGGCAAGCGTTCCCTAATCTTCAGGGACCAATACACTGCGGATTTGCGTCCTCAATGCGCGGACGTTTGAGCGCGGCCCCTGACGGCCAGCCCCCAGCCAAGGACTGCCGGGCTTGCGGCCCGGGCTTCTTGGGTTTTGCGGAGATACTACGGAGTCGAACCGTGCGCTCAAATTGAGATGACCCGGCAGGACTGGCTACCTGCATTGCCCGGTGTAAGGCCGGGAGGATTAGGTTTATGCTACGGGTCAAAGTCTCAGATGTCAAAGAACCGGCCTATTTTCGCACCCGGGCCGGTCGGTCGTTGGCCTTTGATGAGGCAGGAGGCGCTGCCGTGAAAGAGATGGGCGTGGCAAGATTGGTTACTTGCAATCCACGAATGGCGACAACGGACTCGGCGGGCGATCTCCGCCACACGCCCAAAGGCTTACTTGCTCGCCGTCACGGCCTCGGGCTGGCCCACGGCCACAAGCCCGGCGGCCCTGAGGTCGGCGGCATCGGCTGGCGAGATGGCCCCGCGCCGTTCGGCGTAGGTGATGGCGAGATTGCCCAGGCGGGCAAGGCGTTCGTTCTCGGCGGCGGTCTTGCAGGCGACGAGGCCGAAGCCGAAGGCCTGGCAGAGGATGGTGATGAGGATGGCGCGTTTCATGGTGAGTGGATCGGTTATCTGACGGCCCAAACCTAAGCTAGGCGGGCGGCCTTGTCAAGGCTGGGCCTATCTGGCCGCCTCCTTGGCGTTGTAGATTCGGTTGTCCTCCTGCTTCAGCTCGGCCTGCCTCTCGGCGTGCTCGGCCTCTGTGATGGGCTCGACCTTGAGAAGCTGGGCGCAGTCGGCCCGGCGGATGGCGGCCCCTCGGGCCTTGGTTTCCGGCCCGGCGTAGCTCCGGCGTTGCAGTCGGCCTTTGAAGTCTCGGTAGGTAATGAGGTAGGGCATGGTGTCTGGTTGTCGTGGCCCCAAGCCTAGCACGGCCCTGGCCTGCCTGCAAGCCCGGCGGGCGGCTTTCTGGCCGGGCCTGGGGCATGGCTTTGGCCGGGCTGGGCCTGGGCCTGACAGTGAGCACGCACACGCATACTTAACCGCACTTTTCCAGAGGGCTTGAGGCGGCTCCTTCGGAGCATAGCAGTCCCATCGCTGGGTATCTGCCATGCCTGGACTTGCCTTTTCCGTCGGGAATCGGGGACCTCCATCGCACACTCCTGGCCTCTCCGTTCGGCTGTCTCGGTAAAGACGGATCAAACGGCCAGGAAGGCAGCCCGGCCAAGCCTGCCCCACTGTTCCAGAGGCCGCCTGACCGCGACTTTGGCACGCCTGATTCTGCTTCCGGCGTGCGCCGATCCTCCGGCGGCCCGCGTTGCCCGCTCGGGGACGCTACCGCTGTGTTGCCTGGGAGGGCCAAACAGGCAAGAAAAAGCCCGGCACTCGGGGTGGCATCGAGTGACCGGGCTATCTGCTTCGGATTGTCTGGATCGCTCCAGTGCCACCCGAAGCGGGGCCATCTCTGGCCGGGCACAGGCTAGGCGGGCCGGGTCTGGGCGTCAACTCCGATTTGCAGATTTTGTGCAATACCCCTCTTCTTCCTCGGCCTCCCCGGCCTATGCGGGGCCTGCCCAGCCTGCCGGCGCTGGTAGCCGACCGCCCGTGACGTGCAGCCGATCTGCCGGGCAATGGCGTAATCCGTCATGGCCCAGTCAATGCCCGACCAGTCGTAGCGTAGGCGGGTGTTCCGGTATGGCCCGCCGTGGCAGGCCTCGCACCGGGCGTGCCCAGGCTCTGCCTTGGCCGTGCCGCAGGTGATGCACAGGCCCTCGGCGGCCTTGCGGTGCTGGTAAAGGCTCTGCGGGCTCATGGCTGGCCCTCCTGGGTTGGGGTGAGGCAGGCGGCCGGGTAGGCGGCAAACTGCGCGGCGTTGTCGTGTGACCATGACACCATGACCGCATCAAGGTCGTCGGCGTTGACCACGGTCATGCCGTGTCCGCCGCTTTTGAGCCTCACCACGTCGCCGGGGCGGGGCGTCCAGGGCTGGGCTTTGGCCTCCGCCTGGACTGGCTCGTCGGCTTTGCTGGCCGCCTGCGGGCCGTGGCCGGGCTTCCACTTGATGACGCGGTAGGCGATGATGTCATGAGGGTGATTGTCGTGCTGCCAAT